GGCGCGCCGCGGCGAGCACGGCGCGCCGGCCGCGCATCAGCCGATCTCCGCGCGGATGCCGTCCGCCAGGGTGCCGATCGTGTGCGGCTGGCCGAACGCGTCGGTGATCGCCTTGCGGTTCGCCTTGACGTCGGCGGCCGAGATCGGGACCTGCTTGGTCGGGGACAGGACGAGGATCCACGCACCCTGGTCGGTGGAGCGGATGATGAACGGGTAGTTGCCCATGAGGTCCTCCATGTTGTCGGGCGGGGGCAGCGGGGGTGCTGCGGGTGCGGTCGGCACGCCGGCGAGCTCGGCGCGGACCATGTCGAGGAACCGGGCCCAGGGGAAGCCCGCTCCCGGGTCGGAACGGCGGGACGGGTCGGTCTCGCCGTGCCCTATGAATCCGGGCCGGCGCGCGAGCGCCTGCTCACGGGTGATCCGCGCGAGGGGCACGTCGATGCCCCAGTACGTCCTGAGGTCGCGGATCGCGTCGGCCGTCGTGCGCGCGCCGAGGCGGAGGATCGCGGTCACGAACTCGGGCGGGTAGTGCGCCCACATGTGCGCCTGCACGGCGAACGAGATCCCGATCGACCACCGGTTCGTGAACCGGCAGTGCCACGTCTCGTACCCGAGCGGGGCGTACCGCACGATCGAGTCGGAGTCGACGATGCGGTGATAGGACCCCGGCGTGGTGCGGTTCGTCAGGTAGTTCGCGACGCCCTCGGCGGAGGTGTCCGGCCCGACGAGGTCGGCCACGCACTCCGCGGTGTGGATCACGATCGTGCCCGACGGCGTGGTGCCGCCGCGGCGCGGGTTGCCGATCTGCGCGGACCGGTGGTTCGGGTGGTCCAGCCCGTAGAACTCGCCCATGGGGTGCCTCCTGGCATGACGAGGCCCCGGGCGCCGTCGGGCGGCCGGGGCAAGGGGTTCGGGTGGGTCAGAGCCCGAGGATGCGGGCGAGCCAGCCGCGGCGTTCGAGACGGTCGAGGCGGGCGTCGACCTTCGCGTTGTGCTCGGTCGCGTCGCTCAGGTGCTGGGCAAGGCCGGACTCGATCCGGTTCACGGCGTCCGCGAGGGACTTGCCCGAATTGGGCCGGACCTCGTGCGCGGTGACCTCGGCCTTGGCCTCGACGTTCTTGAGGCGCTTGCTCGTGCGGTGCGAGCTGATCATCGTGACGACGCTCGGCCACATGAGCAGCGCGAAGACGATGACGACCGCGACGACTGCCTGGGGCCAGGTCACGACGTCGGCGAGGGTCGGGATCCCGGCGTCCGCGGTCACAACCACCGCACCACCTGGTAGGCGAGGTAGGGGTAGTTGACGGACGCGGCGCCCGCCGCGCGCTGGGCCTGCAGCGTGATGACGGACTCGCCGGCCTCGAAGTCGATCTCCTTCATCGCGGACCCGGCGAGCGTGAGCGACGTCGCGGTGCCGAGGTTCTGGATCGCTGCCGATCCGGGTGTCGGGGATTCGGGCCCAGACGTCGTCGCGCCGGAGACGTTGATGCCAGCGCGCAAGCCCGGGCCCGCGACGGTGGTGACCATCCACATCTGCGCCTGCAGCCGCACGCGAGCCCGGGCGGGCAGGTCGAGGGTGAGCGTGGCGCCGGCGACGTCCGCGTAGGCGGTCGTCGCGACGGCTCGCTGCCCGTTGACCGCGACCGAGCCTGACGGGGGCATCTCGGCGGCCCACAGGCCCGACCCCGACGATCGGGCGAACGCGAGCCAGTCGCCTCCGACGCCGGTCCACATGCGCAGCGTGGTGCCAGACCCGGTCATGCACAGCTGCCCGTCCACCGGGGAGGGGTAAGCGGCGTCGCGCGCGTCGGTGTTGGAGAACCGCGGGACGGCGCGAGACATCAGGGCGTAGAACACCACGCGCAGGTCGTCAGGGATCGCGGGCGGATCGTCGTAGTCCGGCAGCTGCACCGCCTGGATCGTGTCTGGGCTCGCCATCGTCAGGCCTCCTCGCGGATTTGGGGTTCGGGGTAGTCCGCCGCGACCGCGACGACGTGCGTGGGCGTCACGACGAGCGACTGGACCGCGGCCGGGTCGTACCCGAGGGCGCGGATCACGTCCCCCGGGGTCCGGTCGGGCGCCGGTTCGATCAGTGGCGGGTCGGCGGGGGTCAGGGGCACGAGGTCTCCTAGGCGGGCGGGGTGTAGGTGATGGCGACGTCGCCGGGCGCGTCGACGGCGGCGTTGAACGCGTCGGCGGTGCGGTCGGACCAGATCGCCAGGCCGGTGACGGCCCCGGACAGCCACGCGGTGACGAGTTCGGCCGCCAGGGTGAGGCGGGCGCTCTCGCCCATCGCGACGGGCGGGTACCGGTAGGGGCCGAACGTGAAGGTCGGGGTCGCGGCCGGCGGTGGGGATCCGGGGGCGTAGGCATGTCCGTACAGCACGGGCGTCACGAGCGCGGGTTCGGGCGCTCCTGTGGTCACGCGGCGCCACAGGACCGAGACGCCGTTGATCGTCGACCCGGACGGGACGCGCGCGGCCAGCGACCCGAAGTAGCCGATCGTCGTCGTGTCCTTCAGGGACTGCGCGAGCTGCTCCTGCGTCGACCCGTAGGGCATGATCTGGCGGCCCTGTGCCCACCCGGTCAGCGGCGTGGTGGTGGTGTAGCGCGACCACACCCCGGGGGTCGGCCCGAAGTTCACGGGCCGGTCCAGGAACCATCCCGAGGCGGCGCGCACCACCGTCTCCTCCTCGGGCACGAGGGACGGCGCGGGGGCGACCTTGCACAGCACGACCCACGTCGAGGTCGTCGGGATGACGACGACCTGGTCCCCGACGGCGGGGACGTAGGCCGGGTTGTAGCCCAGGCCCGGGGTGGTCGCGCCGGGCCCGAACGACACGGTGACCGACCCGGACGCGATCGCGGTGACGATGCCGATGCGGGCCTGGGGCGGGACCGTCTCGCGGATCATGCGCTGCACCGCTGCCGGTGACGTCACTCGTCCACCCTCCCCAGGTCGCGCGTTGTCGCGGAGAACGCCCCTCCGGCGGTGAGCGGGAGCGTGATGTCGTCGACGATGTGCCGGCTGATCGACTGCACCGGGCGCCGGTGGTCGGTCACGACGTCGACGACGTCGCCCGCCTCGAGCGGGAACAGCGGCACGCTGGTGAGGTCGAGCGTCGTCCCCGCCCCGGTCGTCTTGCCCAGCTGTGCCCGGGCGACGCGCGCGCACTGCTCGTTCGTCGTCAGGGACGGGATCGCCATGAACCGCGGCTTCTTGCCCCACGCCCCGTCACGCACGTCGCCGTACCGGGTCGGGGACAGCCGCACCGTGTCCAGTGCCTCGCCCTGCACCGGGGCCGCCGCGCCGTCCGGGGTCGCGCCGGTCACGACCCACGCGTTGTACACCTCGGCCCGCGAGCGTCGCGCGGTCACGTCGAGCAGGATGCCGCCCGGCCCGGCCTGGAACCGCCACACCGGGTCCGTGCCCAGCGTGGGTGCGTCCGCGATCACGAAGCGCCCGGTCGGGTCGGCGTACACGACGCAGCCGAGGGACTCGGCGAGCGCCTGCACGCCGTCCTTCCACCGGTCACGCTCGATCACGGTCGGCGGCACGCGCCGGTCCGCGCGCGTCGTGACGGCGACCTCGGCGTCGGCGTAGGACTCGAGGATGAGGTCGCGGATGATCGCGACCGCGGACGGGCCGGAGATCGTGCGCGGGGACAGCAGCCGGTCGTCCATGACGAACCCCTCCCGGGAGACCCCGGCGACACGCACACCCGCACGTCCGAGAAGGGAGCCGTCGACGTCGTCGATGCGGAACACCCCGACCGGCACCCACTCGGTGCGACCGCCGGAGTACACCAGGCCGGCGCGGATCGTGATCTCCTGCCCGCGGGTGCCGAGCGGGGTGTCGGCGAGCTCCTCGCGCGGGAACGCCGGCTCGTCCTCGAACACGCGCCCCGGCAGGCGGGGCGCGATCGTCAGGTCGCACGAGCGCCGCACAGCCCCGCTCGAGGAGACCTTGATGCCGCCGCCCGTGACCGGCAGGGAACGCCCGCCGTAGAGCGCCTGGCGGCCCTTGCGGACCGTCGCGCGGTACCGGACCTGGTGCGGCCCCGCGACCGCGGCTCGGAACGCGTCAGAGACCGCCCACACCTCAGGCCCCCTCGGGCACGTCGAAGTACGTTGCCGCGCCCGCGAGCACGTCGGCGTAGGTCGCGAACGTCTGGCGCGTCGTCTCGTAGGTCGTGCCCGTGAAGCCCTGCCCCTCGCCGACCGGCGCACTCGTCCGGGTGACCGGGAGCGCAAACCAGGACTGCTCGGTCGCCGGGCCGAGGCGCGTGACGCCTTCGGTGTGGACGAACCAGTAGCCCGACGGGAACTGCTCGGGCTGGCGTGACTGGATGAGGAGGGTGCGCTCCGCAGCGAGCAGTGCGCGGACGCGGGCCACGTCCTGGGTCGTAGTTGCGGCCACCACGAGCGTTCGGGAGTCGGCGTCCACGCCGGACCACTGGGGGATCGCGAACCCGCCGGGAGGCTGGTAGACCCCGCCCTGCGTCTCGGTCGAGTTCTCACCCGGGTTGATGAGCCGCACACGACAGGTGAGCTGGGGACGGCCAGGGGCCTTGAGCCAGAGGCCTGGTGCGGCGCCGGTCGTCATGATGACGACGCTCGCCGTAGCCACCGGCTCGCCCCACTCGGTGATCCCCGTGGCCGTGTAGGTGCACGAGGCATCCATCGGTGCTGCGTCGTCCACGCCGAGGAACCACCCGCCCGCGGTGGCGACGTTGTCCGCGGTGCGCACCGGCTCCGTTAGTGTCCCGGCTGACGACCGCGAGATCGTCAGCCGGGACACCGGGGCAGGCCACATCCCACCGTCCACCACCAGACGCACCAGGTTCTGCGACGGCTCGTACGCGCCCTCAAGGATCCCGTCAGCTGACGTCGGCACCTTGGTCTCCTCTCACAGGTACTGCGCGGTTCGGTCTTGCGCCGTGCCGTGCTCGGCGACACGAGCGTCGGCGACTTCGGCGATGTACCCGTCGAACTCGCGCGATCCGATCTGCACGACGACGCGCGCGCCGGCGAGCGACAAGCTCGGCGTCATGACGACCGGGCCAGAGGAGTAAGAGGGCGGTGCCGAGATGTTGCGGACCGGACCGCCGTCCGCGAACCCAGCGAGCTGGCCGGCATTGATCGCCTCGAGCAGGTCCCGGTGCTGGGCCGCCGGCCCGGCGCGGACCACGAACTCCTGACCGTGCACCACACCAGCGATGTCGTCGCGTGCCTGGTCGCCGGTCCAGCCGCCGACGTCGTAGCTGCCTCGGCCCGGGTTGAATCCCATGCTGGGGTTTCCGACGATCGTCTCGACCGAGACTCCGATCGTGCGCCCACGGTTCGTTGCGATGAACGTGTCGATGCGGGCCTGTGCGTTGGCAGTGTCCGCAATTACGACGGTGTCAACCCGGTCCGGAATCAGCCCGTACTGGTCCGCGAGTCGGGCGGTAGCGTCCTTCGTGAGGCCGAGAGCGGTCATCTGGTTGATGAACGCCGTGCGCGCGTTCTCTACCCGTCCACGCAGGGCGTCCTGCGACTCCCCGGCGCCGGCCGCCGCGACGATCTGCTCGTCGAGTGACCCGACGACCGCCTCGATCTGGGCGTCGAGCTGCTGCCCCGCGAGCGTCGACGTGTCGACCATGCCGTTCATCTCGGACAGGGCCAGCTTCGACCCGTCCGCCGCGTACCCCACGCCCTCGATCCCCGTTGCGAGACGGGTCGTGGCGTCGTTCAGCTGCGCCTCCGCGAGCATCGGAATCGCGAGCTCGTTCAGCTTCGCCTGCGCCGGATCGAGCCCGTTCTCGATGACGTTCGTCCGGATCGTGTCCGCGACGCCCTCGAGCTGGTCGTCCGTCGCCTTGAGGCCTGCGATCGCGCCGTCAGCCCACTCGCGGAAGCCCAGCGCCCCCTGGTCACCGGGGGTCGCCTTGTCGACGGCCATCGCGATGTCGGCGAGAGCGTCGATCAGGTCCGCTGCCGGGCCGCCGAGGAAGTCACCGACGGAATCCGTCGCAGACGCCGTCCCTTCGACGAGGGCGCGCCCGAAGTCGAGGGCCCCGTTCGCAGCGTCGAACAGGAACGTCAACACCGCGGTCCGGTTCTGCGTGACGAAGGTCGCGAACCCCTCGATCTGGGGGGAGAACGCGGTGGCGAGCGCGCCCTTGATGCCGTCGGCGGCGACCTCGATGTTCCGCTTCGCGGACTCGATCTTCCCGGCGCTGTTGTCACCGAGCGTGTCGAGCGCGGACGCCGCGGCGCCCTCGACCTGGCCAAGCTTGTCGACCGCGGTCGTGACGTCGAGCTGAAGGATCGCGTCCCCGAGGTCCTCCCACTGCGTGCCGAACAGGGCGACCCCGGTGGCGTTGCGCGCGACGGGGTCTTCCATGGCGCGCAGCCCGTCGAGAACCTGGTCCAGGCCCTCGCGTGCGCCCTCACCGCCGGCGGCGATCTTCGCCGTCATCTCCTCCGCGGACAGGCCGATCGCCTGGAACCCAGCAGCGGAGGCATCCGAGGCGTCAGTCGCCCGGATCTGGAACTCCTTCAGGGCGTCGGCGACCAGGTCCGAGTTGCGGGCGCCGCCCTCGAGGCCCTGGTTGATGAGGCCGAGCGCGGTCTGTCCGTCGAGCCCGAGCCGCTGGAACAGGGCCGGGTACTCGGTGAACGTGTCGAGCAGGTCCTCGGACGCGTTGGTGCCGGTCTGGGCGCCGCGCACGAGCACGTCGAACGCGGCCTGCGCGTTCGGGACGATGCCGGTGCGGATCATGACGCCGACGGTGCGCGCGGTCGCGCCGACGTCCTCCTCGAGCACATCCGCGACCCCGGTCAGGGACTGGATCACCTGCTGCGCGTCCCGCTTCGTCGCGTTCGGGTCGAGCAGCCCCGCCTGGATCGCGGTCCGCGCGACGTCGATGTTCGACGCGATCGACTCGCCGAAGTTGTTCGCGTACGCCTCACCGGCCGCGCGCCCGATCTTCGCCGTCGTCGCGGCGTCCAGCCCGGTCTGGGCGGCGAACCGGTCCTCCCGGACCTCGTTCTCCAGCCCAGACATGAGTGCCTCGCCGATCGCGGCCCCGATCCCGACGATCGCGCCCGCCACCGGGATCGTGGCCAGCGCAGCGATGATCTTCCCCGACAGACGCCCGCCCGCCTCCTGGCCAGCCTTGTCGCCTTCGCCGGCCAGGCCCCCGATCGCGTCCTCGGCCTCGGACGTGTCCGCGTCGACGACCATCTCGGCGCGCGCGCCACGCAGCTCGTCGAGCGCGGACCCGGCGCGGTCGAGCGCTGCCCGGGCCTTGGTGATGTCCGCGTCGACCTCGGGGGTCGGGTCCACGGCCTCGAGAGCGTCGAGGTCGGCCTCGATCCGGGCGAGGTTCTGCTCGGCCTTCCCGATCGCGGCGTCGACCTGCGCGACGGTGTCTGCGTCGACGATCCGCTCGAGCCGGTTCTCGACCTGCTCGACCTTCCGCTCCGCGGTCGCCGTGTCGGCGTCCACGTGCACGGTCGGGTCGAGCTTGTCGAGCTGGTTCGCGAGCTTCTCGACCTCGCCGTACTTCTTCGTGAACGCACGGTCGTCGAGCTCGACGGTCGCGCGCAGCGGTCCGAGGTCGAGAACGGTCACGGGTCACCTCCGTCGTGGTGCCAGGGCGCGTGCGGTGCGCGAGTCCGTCGAGAGCAGGCCCCGGATCCGGGTGCGCAGCCACCGCCACGACCGCGCGCCCATCAGGGCGGGGTCGTCGACGTCGATGCCGCGGTCCTGCAGGTCGGCCTCGACGAGGCCCCACAGGTCGAGCAGGCGACCCCAGGTCACCCGTTCGCCGGTGGCTTCGATCCGCGCTTGCTGCTCCGGCGGGACCTCGTACCACTCCCAGAGGCCCGTGGCTTCGTCGTATTCGCCGCGCCCGTACTGGTCGATGTCGACGGCAGCGGGCGCGTCAGGGCTTTTCCCAGCGGGGCCGCCCAGTACCCCCGGGCAGCCTGCTCGCCGGCGACGACCCACAGGTACGCGGTGAAGCCGGCGTGGTTCAGCAGGTCGACGGACACGCCGTCGGCGAGCATCTCGTCGTGCACCGGGCCGAGCGCGTCCTGCTCGAGCGTCGTCGCGCCGTCGTCGTCGGCGAGGAGCTGCAGGTACCGGGACTTCGGAGCGGCGCCGGCGCGGCGTGCGTGCGTGACGGCCCAGGCCGCCTGCAGTCGGAGCCCGACCAGCGCGGGCGGGGAAGGCACGCGGTAGACCTTCCCCGCCACGGGCAGGTCGAGGGTCGGTGACAGCAGGTCGCCGAGGTCCTCGAGCTCGGGCATCAGGCGCCGCGCGTGTACGGCAGCGCCGTGGAGGCGCCGACGCCGTTCGTGACGACGATGTTCGCAGGCCCGGCCGACCCGGCGGGCACGGTCGCGACGATCGTCGAGTTGTCGACGACGGTGTACGTCGTCGCGTTCGTGGCGCCGAACTTCACGCCCGCGGCACCCGTGACCCCGGTGAAGCCGGCGCCCTTGATCGTGACCTGCGACCCGGCGGCCGCACCCGACGGGAGCGCGGTCGTCAGGACGGGTGCGGTGGTCGCGGCCGTCGGGTTCGCGATCTTCTCCGGCTTGCCCTGCACGAGGAGGGTGACGTTCACGGACTGCAGGCCCTCGACGCCGCCACCCTGGGGCGCCCACTGCACGAGCGCGTACCCCTCCCACGCCTGCCCGCCGGCCTTGCGCTCGTACCAGCGGATGTGCGCGAGCTCGAGGTCCTCCGAGCACTGGCGCAGCTTCTCCTGGCCCGGGTCGTACGCGCCCGTGGTCGGGTTCTCCTTGCGCAGGAGCGTCGCGGTGGGCTGGGCCTTGCGGAGCGTGACGGCGTCCGAGCCCCATCCCTCGGCGTCGTAGTCCGAGGAGTCCTGCACGGTGGAGTTGATGCCGGGCACGAAGTTCTGGGTCGCGCGGACCTGCGCCCAGTTGGGCGTCTCCGTGGCGGCCAGGTCGACGTCCAGGCGCCAGATGCTGTTGACGGTCGGGTTGAGGGTCTCGGCGGTCATGGGGGTGTCCTTCCGGGTGCGTCGGTCAGTCGGTGACGTGCGCGGAGGGGTGCGCCGTCGTCAGGTAGTAGTTCGACGTGGTCTCGTGCCGGCGGTTCGCGTCGGGCCCGAGCTGTGCGGCGCTGGCGCGTCGCGTGTGAGCGACGAGGACGCCGCCCAGGAGCAGGTTCTCCGCGCCGTGCAGGACGGCGTACACGGCGTCGTCGAGGTCGCACGGGGATGTGGGGGATCCGCGGGTGCCGCGGCACCGCACCTGCACGCCCTGTACGACGTCGGACAGGCCCGACCCGGACACCGGGTACGCGGTGAGCACGACGACCCGGTCCGGGTCGGCCGGCATCGCACCGAGCACGACCCCGGCCTCGGCGGCCGTGTACACGGGCCCGGACGGCCTCCAGGCGAGGTCGGGCACGACGGCGGCGAGGTGCTCGGCGAGTCCGACGAGCAGGTCGGTGGTCCATCCCACAGGAGCCTCCTTAGGTGAGCGCGCCGCGGATCGCCTGCGCGATCAGCTGCTTCGCGGTGTCGGCGTCGTCGGCCTTCGCGGTCTCGAGGTACTTCGCCTGCCGGCCGTCGTCGTGCCGCCAGTCGAGCTCCTCGTGCTGGCGCACGGCGTACGGGGTGTTGAAGCTGATCCCCACGGCGACGCCGTCGCCGGTCTCGTGGGGCGCGGACACGGCTCCGGAGCGTTCGAGCGTGCCCTCCTCGTGCGGGACGCGTTGGCGCGCGGTCGTCAGGACCTGCTCGGCGGCGAGGACAGCGCCGCCGGCCTCTCCGGTGCGGAGCTTCGCGGTGATCTGGGCGAGGGGCAGGATCGGCACGGCTTCTACCCCCTGTGACGGATCGTCGGGTGCGTTTCCGCAGGTGGTGACGCGTGACAGGTTCTGTGAGGTTCGAGCGCCATGGGCGCGTGCGTGCGCATGCGCGTGCGCGCGTATAGGGGGAACCCGAGAAAACGTGTCACATCTGTCACAACGTGTCATGACCTGCGCAAACACCGTCGCTCGACGTGTCACGGACGCGTCACTGACGTGTCACTCGACCGCCCACTCAACGTGGTCCGGAAGGTCCAGCGGCCCAGACGCGCGACGCGCCTGCGCGAGCACGCCCACGGTCCGCCCGGACGGCAGCGTGATCAGCGAGCCCGGGGGAGCGTCGGGTGCGGTCGTGCGCGCGTACACGGTCGCGGACGACACGACCTGTGCCCCCGTGCGGTCGCGTACCATGCGCGTCGTCTCGTCCACGAAGCACGGCACGCCCGTGACGGGGGGCCCGTGGACGTCGCCCATCCCGACCGACCCGACGAGCGGGACGACGGTGACGGTGTGGACGAGGAAGTCGTCGAGCTCGTCCGCGGTACTCACCCCGTCACCCGCACCCTGGTGTCCAGGCCCGCGGTCGAGAGGATCAGCGCCGCAGCGTCCGTGAGGCCCGTCGCGAGGCGTGCACGGGTGGCGACGGCGCCCTCCACGCCGACGTACGACACCGACGCCGGGCCGAAGCTCTTCGCCGCGGCCA